AATGGTTGATCACTAATTGTTATTTCTATCCGGAGTCAAAATGGTTTATTGGAAGAAACGAATTGTCACGACTGATGAAGTCTAGTTTCATCACATTTAAAAAAGTCTGTAAATATCATGGAATTCCGGACACTGATTGGAAATTAAATGGTCAGTATAATTATATTGAATTTACAAATGGATCTCGAATCGACTTACTCGATGTTGCGTATAAACCTTCTGATCCTGATTATGAAAGATTCGGATCACTTGAATACACTGGAGGATGGATTGAAGAAGCAGGTGAGGTTGAATTCAAATCATTCGATGTTCTGAAATCTCGTATTGGAAGACACATGAATAAAGATTATGGAGTGATGTCAAAATTGCTTCTAACTTGTAACCCTAACAAAGGGTGGTTGTATCGTGTGTTCTATAAACCATATAAAGATAAAACACTTCCAGACAATTATCGTTTTCTGCAATCATTATATTCGGACAATGAATACACAGCAGATGAATATGAAGATAACTTGAATGAAATTTCCGATGATAAAACACGAAAGCGTTTGAAGCTCGGAGATTGGGAATACGATACTGATGCAATGAATATTTTTCATTACGATTCTTTGGTTGATGTATTTACAAATACAGTCATAAAAACTGGTCAGAAATATTTGGTTGTCGATGTCGCAGATGATGGAGCAGACAAAACTGTTTTCTCGTTTTGGGAAGATCTTGAAGAATACAAGCGAGAAGAATTTTCTGGATTCAATACTGATAATATTATCGACAAAATTCGTGAGTACGCATCGGCTGAAAGAATTCCTTATTCACATATTTGTGTTGATGCGATCGGTGTTGGAACAGGAGTTGCAAAGAGTTCAATGCTGAATGGTATAATTGGTTACAAATCTTCGTATGCACCAATCAAGACTGATGCAAATATTGTTGAGCTTCCAAATGTTGGATCATTAAGTCATGCACCAAAGTATGTTTCAGATTATAAAAATTTGAGATGTCAGTGTGTATTTACTTTAGGAGATTTGGTGAATAGACACTTGGTTGCTTCACGAGTTCCAGATAGTCAACGAGATACAATTATTCAAGAGTTATCACAATATAAAGATGTGACAGTGCCGGACCAGAAAAGAACTGCGACTTCAAAAGAAGAAATTAAAGATGCTATTGGAAGAAGTCCTGATCATTCCGACACTTGGCTCATGAGAATGTATTTCGAGATTCGTGCTGAGATGGTGAAAGATGATTCAATCGAAAGAGTGGAAATTAAAAATAAACAAATTCAAATTCTCAACAGAAATCGAAACAACATTGTTTCCAACTCAACAAGGTAGTGGTATAATTTTATTAACATTTTTATTAACTAATTATTAAAAACAAAATGGCAAACATTAGTGGGGCAAAATATGATAACCGAACAGCTTCAGGTATCGTAAAAAGTGGTGTAGGAAAAGTTTTCGGAATTATTGTAAATTCACACACATCAGGAACATTCGCCTTGAATGATGGATTGAGTTCAAACGATGAGTCAGCCAACAAAGCGGTTGTGACTCTTACTTTGACAGGAGCTATTACAGCAGGAGTTCATGCAGAAAGCAAAGTGACAGTTGACACTATTGCAAACGGAAATGAAATCGAAATTGGTGACATTACATATACTGCGGTGACAGCTCTATCAACAGAGCCGGCAGTTCCTTATGAAGTTTTGATTGGAGCAAGTGATGCAACTTTCTTGGACAATCTAAAATCTGCTATTAACGGAACAGCAGGAGCAGGTACAACTTATTCAACAGGAACAGTTGCTCATCCTTTGGTGATTGCAACAACAAATGCTGATGCAACTCAAATTGTTGTTTCAAGAACTGTTGGAATTGGAAACAATGATGTTGTAACAACTGGAACAGCAACTCGTGTTGTTTGGGAAGACACAACTCTTGGAGGTGGAACAGGAGATTCAACAGCCGGAGTTGATGGCGAAACAGTCACAATTTCAACTCTTGAATTTGCAGAATCAGTTTTGACAGCCAATGGAACTATTTCAGATGGTGATGAAATCACAATTGGAGATAAAACTTATGTTGCGAAAACTGCTCTTTCAAGTGCAGTCCGACCAAACGAAGTTTTGATTGGTGTATCAACAGCAGTGTTTCTTGATAACTTGAAATCAGCTATTAATGGATCAGCCGGAGAAGGAACAACTTATTCAACAGGAACAGTTGCACATCAATTTGTTGAAGCTACTACAAATACAGATACAACTCAAAAAATCGTTGCGAGAATTGCAGGAGAAGATCAAAACACTTTGGCAACAACTGAAACATCAGCGAGTCTGTCTTGGGCGGATACAACTATTGGTGGAGGAACAGGAAATTCAAACCCTGCTCACAACACAGTTGATTCTCAAACATATACTTTCGTAACTGCTCTTTCAGAAACATCTGGAGCGACAGCAGTTCCAAATCAAATCTTGTTTGGAGCATCTAGTGCAACAGCATTGGATAACTTGAAACTAGCTATTACAGGGGGAGCTACTGAAGGAACAGAATACTCAACTGGATCAAGCCAAACTTCACTTGTGACAGCTACAACAAATGCGGACACAACTCAAATTCTTGAAGCATTGTTTGCAGGAGTTCAAGGAAATTACATTAATGTTTCAGACACAATTGCAAACGGAGCGTTTGGAACAGGAACATTAATTGGTGGAGTTGATGCAACAACTATTATTACAACAACATGGACACTCGCTTCTGGTCCTCAAATGATTACATTTCCAGAGCCTATCGAATTTTACACAGGTCTTTACCTTGTTGTTGGTGGAACACTTGATTGCACAGTTCTTTACGCATAACCTATAAAATAAAATGTCAGAGCAAACTTCAGCAAAGAATAATGATGTTGGAGCTTTAGTTCGAAAACTCGAAAGCGATTATCAAACTGGAGTCACAACAATCTCAAAACATGTGCAATTCAATCTCTTGGAAAACCTTGAGAGGATTGATGCATACGCAAACTCAAAACATATTTCAGGCGACACTGATTCATTAGGAAGAGAAAAACCTTTCTTCAATATTGTTACAAGTGCAATAAATATTTGGTATCGAGCGACTGATATTGATAGACGAGATATTAGAATCAAACCAACGAAACTAAAAGATACAACACGAGCATTTATTGCGACACAAAAATTGCAACAATGGATGCGTGATGAAAATTTTGGAAAGATCTTAAATAAATGGGGAAGGACTTTGGCAAAGTACGGATCATCTGTATTAAAATTTGTTGAAAAAGACGGAAAGCTTCATCCGATGGTTATGAACTGGAATAAAATAATTGTGGATGCAATTGATTTCGATTCAAACCCAGTGATTGAAGTCTTGGAATATACTCCGGCACAACTTCGAAAACAAAAAGGTTACAATCAGGAAGTTGTAAAAAGCCTACTCGCTTCTCTTTCGGCTCGTGAAACTCGTGATGGACAAAAGAAAGATACAAATGCAGGTTTCATCAAAGTTTATGAAATTCATGGAGAACTTCCAAAGTCATATCTTACAGAAAAAGAATCTGATGAAGAGAAATATGTGCAACAAATGCACGTTATGTCTTATGTTGAAACTGATACAGAAGGCGAATACGATGATTTCTGTTTGGCGAAAGGAAGAGAACAAAAGAGTCCTTACATGATTACTCATTTGATTGAAGAAGAAGATCGTTCACAAGCTATTGGTGCAGTAGAACACTTGTTCGAATCACAATGGATGCAAAATCACTCAGTGAAAGCTATTAAAGATCATTTGGACCTTGCAAACAAATTGATTTTCCAAACGGCGGATGATACTTATGTTGGACAAAATGCTCTTTCAGCAATTGAAACAGGAGATATTCTTGTTCATGCGGACAATAAACCAATTACACAAATCAATAATTCATCTCACGACATCACAACTTACCAAAACTTTGCAACAATGTGGAAATCACTTGGAAACGAAATTACAGGTATTTCAGAAGCGATGCTTGGGAAGACTCCGAACTCTGGAACAGCTTGGCGACAAACTGAAGCGGTATTGAGTGAATCACACGACTTGTTTGAATTAATGACAGAAAATAAAGGACTTCACATTGAAGAAATGATGAGAGTATTTATTCTTCCACACATTAAGAAACAACTTAAAGATAGAAAAGAAATCATTTCGGTATTAGATGATCACGACATCAAACAAATTGATGCACAGTTTATCAAAATGGAAACTGATAAGAGAATCAAAAAAGAAGTTATTGATTCACTTGTTAAAGGAGAACTTCCGGTTTCAATGGATGTTGAAGCGACTCAAGAATCAGTTCAAAAAGAACTTGCTGAAATGGGCAACATGAGATCATTTGTTCCTTCAGAAATGACAGATAAACAATGGGATGATTACTTTGATGGTTTTGTTTGGGAAACAGAAGTTGAAGTTACTGGAGAAGCTTCAAACACTCAAGCTCACTTGACTACTTTGACAACAGTGTTGCAAACAATTGCGACAAATCCTCTTGTACTTACAGATCCAAATGCAAAAATGTTGTTCAATAAAATCCTTTCAATGACTGGAGCAGTTTCTCCAATTGAAATGACAACAGCAACTCCTTCAACTCCAACATTAAGCACACCTGCAACAGCTCCGCCGACAGAAGGCACTGGCGTTGCGGTGTAGAATTATTAAAAAAAGGTGTAACTAAATAAAAAAATGGCAGAAAAAATAGAAGAAAAAAAAGATGAAGCTCCAAAAGGTAGAGTTCCAATGAGATTCAATGAACAGGATTTACTTTTGATTAAAAATCTATTCAAAGGCAACGAGCCTTTGTTATACGCTTTGCGAAAAGTGTTCTTTCAAGTTGAATTGACTGAGGAAGATTTAACAATCTTAAAGCCGATTATTATTTCTGAAGAAGCTCTAAAAGTTTTGAATAAAACTTATTATCCGGAGATTGATTTGAAAGCTCCTTTCGGACAAGTGATCGATTTGTGGTTGACTATTGATTCAAAAGATAAAGATCCAGAAGAAGTTTATAACGCTCTTCTTGTTAGAGATAGGCTGATGCAACTTATTCAATCAGGATTAAAAAGACTTAAAGGAGAAGAAACTACTCTTGAAAAAATTGTTGACTTCAAACCTGATTTTGACAAATGTGCGTTGGATAACTATGTCGAATATACTGCGAGAAACGCATTGATTAGTCATACAGAAATGCAATTGACTCAATTATTAAGTCTTGCAAATCGGACAGAAGAATCAGTTGAAGAATTACAAGCACGATTTAAGAAAAACAGTGCAAAATAGTATTGCACAATTTAAATGTGTGGTATAATTTTATTATAAAAGTATAGACAACAAAATGTCTTTAAATGGCGAACGCCTCCTCGAAAAGGAAATGAATAACATGACAAAACATGCCTGACGAAAATGAAAAAAAAGTTGTAACAGAGGAAGTTGATGAAGCGATTGATCTTGAATCAGAAATAGAACTTGGTGACAGTCCTACTGAAGATGAAAAAGACAAGGCAATCAAAACATTGAAAGCACAAAAGGATCATTGGAGAAAAAAAGCGACTGATCCAAAACCAGAAGTTAAACCTGAAGAGAAAAAAGAAGTTCAACAAGGTGATGCACTTTCAACAGAAGATTTATATGCTCTTATGAACAACAAAGTTGCTCAAGAGGATATTGCGGAAGTTAAAGATTATGCAAAACTGAAGGGAATCTCAATCTCTGAAGCTCTAAAATCTCCAATTGTGAAAACTATACTCGAAACTAATGAGGAAGCTCGAACTGTGGCTCAAGCAACAAACACTGGAAAGACTGCGAAGACTCAAACAGGAATTTCAGATGAAGAATTGCTATCAAATGCAAAGAAAGGGCAAATGCCTGAATCTGATGCAGACATGGACCGACTAATCCGACTTAGAACTGGAAAGAAAAATTAAAAAATAGGTGAATTATTAATATATAATTCACACTTTAATGCTTAATACAATTAGTTCACGAACATATCGTGACAAATTTCGAAAAGCAACACTTGAACAAGCGTTGAGAAACAGATTAGTAGCAGAAGCGATTTGTGAAGTTGATCGATCAGACAACAAACGAATCCAATCTCCATACGGATCACAACCAACAGCAACAGTTCAAGCTATTGCAGGAACTTACTCAATCGACACATTTACAACAACAGATGACACTCTAACAGTGACAGATGAAGTTATTGTGGCGGAACACATCTTCGACTTTGAAGACATTTTGACACAATTTGATTTGTTCGCTTCAAGAACAGATGAAACTGTTTATCAAGTTGCAACAAAAATCGACAGATTCGTACTAAACAACCTTTGTGAAGATGGAACTGGAACTTACACAACTCCTGCCGGAGGTTTCACAACTGCTTCAAACATCAATGTGATCATGTCAAACCTTCTTTCAAAGGTTGCAGGTTACGCTGAAGTTTACAAAGGACTTTTCTTGGTTATCGAGAATACAGACATGGTTGGTTTCGCTCAAGCTCAAGCTACAAACGGATTCAACTTTGCTGACTCTGCACTTAAGAACGGATTCATGAACTCTTACATGGGTGTTGACATCTATGTTGTTCGAACAGGAACATTCGCTTCAGAAACTCTAGGAACAACTACTTACACAAATGACGGACACAGAGTGTTCGGTGTTAAGAATGTTGCAACTTACGCTTCTCCACGAGGTGTTCGATTCGAAGAAAAAGCTGACTTTGCTGCTAGAATCCAGAAAATACTTGCTCATCCTGTGTGATGACTTTCCGTCACCATCGAAAATGGTAGTACTTTCGGGGGTGGGTTCGAAGTTATCAACCAGTCGATCGATCTAGTCAATAGCCTCTTGGCACATCTGAGACGATATGAAGTTAGGAATGACTGCATATCCATGTTGAGCCAGATGTTTGCTGGCTCTGACGAAATGTTCTGCGATCTGCGTTGCCATTGTTTTAAAAAATATAATACAACGAAAGAAGAATAGTTCCGTTTTATAATTTTTGTCAAAGAATTTTAATAGGTTTTATCAGTTATCAGTCTCTCTTCAGTTTTCTGAAAGTTCGCTGCATCCAGTTGTCTGGGCTCCATTTTGAGTGACCACTCATGCAATGCCAAGTGTATGCATATCTTGATCGATCAGATAGGTTATCCTCGCTCTTGTGGATAAATCGACCTGTGAAGATTACCAAATCACCTTTTTACATCTACAAAGGAACAAAATCTGAATCTTTATAGTCGGGCTCATGGAGAAGTTAATCGACTGTTTGGCTGTTTATGTATTTTGATTTTTTGTAGAGTGGGGCCTTGTGACTGCCTGGAATGCCCCACAGACAACCATTTTGAAGGGTGGAATCCTGAAATGGAAGCCAGAAGCCCATAATGGTGTCGGGTTCTGTCATCAGGAAAGTAGAATCTTGATGAATATTGACCATTCCCCCAATACGAGGAGGCTTCAAGACAACTATCGAGTCTAAAACAACAGGATCTACCAATCCGACCTCCCTTGCTACATACTGAACTGTTTATGAATGTGTGATATTGCCAAAGAGTTAATTGTTGTCATGGACGGCGTATCCAATTCTATTGATGGCTTGTCGCATAGGGACAATTAGTTTACCATTTTACCAGGCTTTAGGCTCGAAAAAGAAATGTATCTTATCCACTGCGTCTAGGAAATATTTTGTTCTGTTTTTTGTTTTTCCATGGCGAGCATCAAAGATGGTGGTAGATTCGGGGGTAGGCTCAAAGCTGTCAACCAACCGATCAATCTCTTTTTCAGCTTGTTCACAGATGTCTTTGGATAAAAAATTGGGAATGATGGCGTATCCGTGTTTTTGGAGGTGCTGTCTAGCTCTGATGATGTTTTGACTCAGAATAGATGCTGTTGACATAATGAAGTATAGTGAAAAATAACAAAGAAAGAGCTATACAATGGCAAATCAGGAGATTGAGCGACCACTCGTGCAATAGGGCATTGTTTTAGCACCTAATCCGGCTAGTCCACTTAGCACTAGAAAAATAACATACAGACCGTTGCCATTGAACCACTCCATCGCATATACTCCTACAACACCCACGAACATCGTTGAGACTCGACCGCATGCAGAAAAGATTCCTAGGGCTTTGCCTCGAAGCATTGTCTCATATATTTAGGCTGTGTAAGGGTATAGGACCATGAATGTGGCAGAGATGATGAGCTTGATAATGGATAAAGCCAGAAATAGCATGAAGAGCATGCTTTATCCACAAATGAGAATGACTAGAGAACTGGCGCAGACCAGAAACATGCCGTAGTATACACCTTTCTTCCTACCGATCTAAGGGTGATCCATGATATAAGATGCTATGTAGAACCCGCCAACTTCTACTATAGCAATGATTATCAAAAAAATGTACTTGAAGTTTGGATCTTTATTAGCATTGACAAACACCCGAGTGAGGATGGTCGGAAGGAGCAGCATAATTCCGTAGTAGATGAAGCAGACTGTCATCCAGGAAACCACTAATCTGATGGTGGAGCTGTAGTATTTGTGGTTTAACAATTCGCTTGAAGGAATATCCTCTATCACATGGTCTTCTCGGTCATCGGCTTCCATAAGAGATAGTATGTAGGAGTGTTCAACTCTTGGTTTTTCATTGAGATCGCACATCAAGTCAACCACCGAGCAGACCTCTTCTTTGCGTTTTTGAACCCATAAATAACGTAAACTTTCACGGCCTTCCCTCCAATGCTCATACCAAGCATACAGTCCAGGTATACAGATGGCCAGCAACATTAGTCTCCAAGCTTGATCTTGCAGCAGAAGCCAGCCTAAAATACAGCTAAACAGACAGCCAGCTGACCAATAAACTCGACTTTTTGAGAGAAGTGTAGCTCGCATATTTCCCGGAGATATTTCAGTTATATACGAAGCAGACAGTGGCAAGCAGATGCCGATACCAATTCCATAGAAGAACCTAGCCACCAAGAAACTTTAATAATTCCAGCATATGCAGCTAAACAGTCCGAAGACCGTTTGTAGAATGGCATCATATGTTACAAAGTTATAGCGCCCGTAACGATCCGAGTAGATCTGCACATATGAACCCACAGTGACACCAAGGTAAACTACAGTGATTAGCATTGATTGCTAGAGGGTTGAAAGCTACCATTCCTCAGTGAGGATGGGAAGGAGTAATCCCAGAGCGATAGTTTAGCAGCCTTAGCTGAAGAGAAGCAGATAAAGTGGCCTCGACAGTTTTTATTGTGCATATCCGTAGCCAATTTGTTAGGTGAGGAGAGTATTCAAATGATCATGAGCTGGCTCCTTAGCACTTAGGCGTTATGATAGTTCCATAAGATTTTATTACTTACTATAAGGTGCAGTAATAAAACAAAATAAATAGGCCATTCAATCAAATTTAACAAGTGGATATACTGTATTATTCTAGAGCATGGGAGTGATTAATTATCATCCTTTCAGAGCTTAGCATTTAAATAATGGACATTTATTACGAACCTCCCTAAATCGAGGTAATACCTTTGCCAGCACCCATCAGAACTATCAAAGTAGTGGTTACAGGCAGCCACGGGACAGGAAAGACTTCGCTTACGCAAGGGTATACCCAAGGAAAATGGTCATAGCAGTACTCTTTATCACTAGCATAGTCCACCGCACACCATTGGTCTCAATTTGGCACATAAAACAGTCACCCAAGGCAGCCAAACCGCCTAATTCACCTTCATCGACATCCAAGGAGCTAACATGTTCATGCAGGTCATCAGAAATTTCCTCAAATAAGCGGAAGGAGTGATCATCACCTACAACCTCACCGATCGGACCAGTTTCGACATGGCAAGGCACTACGTCTAAATGGTGACACAGCAAGAGGAAAGAGGACTAGCTTTAAATCCTGTTAAAATTTTGTTAGGAACGCATTTGGATGAGGATGATAAAAGGCAGGTCACGCCCTTCTAAGGAGGTAGTTTGGCTCAAACGCATGGCTTTAGCTTCCATGAGTTGTCATCACACAATGAGGCTTATGTTTGCTATATTTTTGACCAGCTCACCACGTAGCTTCTCAGCACACCACCTCGCAAGAGAGCAGAGCCGGACATGACCAAGTTGAAGCTCTACTCCCCTGGCAAGACCTACCACACATGTTGCTGACTCTTCCATCATTTCATTCTAGCTTATTCTCTTGTATTTCTCTACTGTTGATTTCCTTCGATTTTCCCATTACATTCCGATGGATATATAGTTCAACATAATTACTGTTAGTTTAATCTATCAATTGTATTTATTTTAAAAAGTTCAATGAATCAAGATTACGACTACCTCTTCAAGTTGCTCCTCATCGGAAATTCCTCCGTAGGAAAGTCTAGCTTGCTACTCAGATTCTCCGACAACATCTTCAGTGAAAGGTAACTCACATCATATGCAGTTTCTTGCCCACCATCGGAGTTGACTTTAAAATCAGAACCTTCGAATCTGGAGGAAGCACTGTCAAGTTGCAAATTTGGGATACCGCTGGTCAGGAAAGATTCAAAACTATTACTGCCTCATACTACAAGGGAGCCCATGGTATTATCCTTGTCTACGACATCACCGATCGTCAATCCTTCAAAGACATCGAGAACTGGTTGGCTGAAGTTGATAAGTATGGCAATGAGAATGTTGTGAAGTTGCTGGTCGGCAACAAATCTGATCTTGAAGCTAACAGACAAGTCAAGACCGAAGAAGGAAAAACCCTTGCTGACTCTCTCGGCATCAAATTTTTGGAAACATCAGCCAAAGATGCTGTCAATGTTGAGAAAGCCTTCACTACTTTATCGACCGAAATCAAGTCCAAGGTTCAGAGCAGACCTGGAGCTACCGGTGGCAAGGACAAGAGAGCTGCTGGCCCCACGACCACTCTTCGCAAGCCTGAGGAAAGCAATAAGAAATCAGGCTGCTGCTGATGATCTGATAGCACAATTGACTATTCTTTCATTGAAACTATCTAGCATAAAATAATACTTACAAGCGTGGCTTTGTAGCACAACACCACAAATTTCAACAAAAATGTCAATATTTTTCCCAGTACCAATTATGAAATTTGCTAGTCTTGAAATAATAAGGATCAAGAAGAAATAATATTTAGGAGGTCTTTCCTCAGAATTATTCAATAACAATAAAATGTAGGCAATTCAAAGATTGAAACTCGTCACAGTTGGTGATGTAAATGTGGGAAAATCAACCCTCATGAACCGTTACGTCCAGTCAACCTTTGCAGCATAGTAATTTATTTCCTATCGATAGATCTCCTCCAACCCTTGGCTTGAGTTTCATGACAAAAGACATCGATTTGGGAGGAAAAGCTGCTAAGCTATAACTTTGGGACACAGCTGGTCAAGAAAGATTCAAATCACTGAGTTCTATCTACTATAGAAACTCAGTGGGAGTACTGTTAGTTTTTGACATTACATGTAAAGCTTCGTATAACAATTTGGAAAACTGGCTCTAATAGGTCAATAAACAATCACCAGATGCAGTTAAAATACTGGTAGGAGCTAAATCTGATTTAGAGGAGAAGAGATAAGTCGAGTCAGCACTAGCTAATGGCTTTGCGGCCTCTTCTGGTATGACATATCTTGAAGTGTCATCAAAAGCAGGATCAAATGTTAGTTAAGTGTATTCCACTCTTGTCGAATAGATCAAAAAGAAGTAGAGCAAATGATTGAAAATAGACAGCATATCAGATCAAGAACTGCTGATGACTTTGAGCAACTTCGAAT